TTGGCAAGGTTGTTCCAGCCGTCCACACTCACCACCGGGACGATGCCGCCACCCTTGGCGGGGAAGGCGTAGATTTCCTTGGTCAGCGGGTTGAGTCCGTATTCGTTCGCTACGACAACGAGAGCCAAAAGCTCCTCATCGCTGGCGGATTTGAATACGGTTGCCTTGAGTGTGTCGTGGAGCTTGCGAGGGTCCACGTTGAAGCGCGAGGCCATGACAGCGAGCGCGGAGGGTTTTACGATTGCGGGTGCGAGTTCGTTCATGTTGTTATTTTTGGGTTTGGGTTCACTGAAAATTAGTCACGGTCTTTGTAGCTGTCGGTGCCATCGTAGTAAAACTCGACGCACACGCGCCAGAGTTCTCGGAAGAAAAAGATCACGGCGACTGCGCCGGCCAGGCAAAGGATGGCGCCGAGGGCGGGCCAAAGGATGCCAAAGAGCCAGAGGAAGGCTTGGAAGATGTCGTGAATTGGAATGTTCATTGTTGTTGTTTTGTCTAGTTAAAGTAAGTGGCGTGTTGTGTTGTGTTGTGGTGTGTTGTGTAGTGTGGTGCAGTGTTGGAAATCATTTCTGAAACAAAGCCAACGCCCCAGAGCCGTCAATGCGACCATTGCCAAGGAACACTTGTTTTACTTTGTCCAGGTTGGATGGCTTAACACAAAGCGCAATCGCACCAAGTGAAGCGGAAGTCATGCGGTGATACTGTGCCGTCTGTTGGGGAAGGTCATCAGGGTTGACGGTGGAAAGGCGGCGAAGCGATGCCTTGACAGTCCGGCGAACCTTGCTCGCTGTCGTGCCTTCTTGCTCAACAACCTCGCCGGGAGGAAGTCGCTTGAGTCCTACGCCCTTGATTGCAGCAAAGCACGCCTGATCTTCGGAGAGAAGATGCTTGCGGGCAGTGACAAGGCATCCGCGCAATTTATCGCGTTCCTTGACCTTGGCGACTTCGTGCATTTCCATCCATGTGAGAATGTCACCCGCCTCCATTTTCTTGAGTCGGTTGATGATGCGTTCTGTTTCTGCCGATGGTTTGAAGATCGGCCTGTCTGTTAGTTCTGTGTCTATATTTTGCATGGGAATCGTTCGTTTGAGATTTGGTGTTGTGTTGTGGCGCGGCGTGACGTGATGTGGAGCGGCGTGCAGTGACGTGACTTGGCGTGCCGGAAACTTATTCCCACTTTACGGAAGCAACGGCAAAGCGTCCGTAAAATCCTCCGTTCTGTGGGCGGAAACGCCCAAGGCCGATAAACTTTCCGGCCTCCTCAAGCATCTCCGTAAAAACGTCTTTGGTCACGGTGTCATCCATGATGTGAAATTGAACCGTGGTGTTCCAGGTTGGAGCATCTGGAAAGTGGCGCAAAACCACCTTCCCGCCCGCCTTGCCCTTCTCTCCTGTGCTGCTCATCATGCCACTCCATTTGGTGATCGTGTCACGGGTGTAACGCTTGCCGCTGTGATCTTCCAGCACGGCAGGTTCAAACACCATCACGCCACCGAGGAAGTGCTTTGTGTATGTGGCCTTGCCCTTGCCTGGAATCTGCTTGCCTGAGCGTTTTACGGCAGCGTCGAGGCATTGCTTGATTGCCATTGGCGGGATGAACAGTTCTCCGGTCTTGATGTCCCAATGGCCCTTTTCCTTCCAAGTGCGCTCCTCGTAATCCTCATGGGATTCCTTGGGGTCTTTGGGTGTGCCGTGGTAACGGGACTGACTGTATGGTGCTACTGATTCGAGTGTTACGGTTGCGATTTTCATATTGTATCGTTCTTGTTTTGGTTTGGTTTTGCCCTCAGATTGAGGGAAATTGGATGTTGTGTTGTGGCGTGTTGTGACGTGTTGTGGGGTGTCGTGATGTGGAGTGTCGTGTTGTGACGTGGCGGAAATTAGATGTTGTGTTGTGTTGTGGCGTGTTGTGTTGTGTTGTGACGTGTTGTGACGGAAATAGGATGTCGTATCGTCGAGTGGCGGGACGTGTAGGGAAGTGCGGCGGTGTGTCGGAAATTGTATTTGGGATTATGTGTATTGGATGTAGTTATGCCTGAAATGTCACCAAGCGCCACTTGGTGAAATCAGCCTTGGCCCATGCCGCAGTCTGCCGCATGTGATCGGTGATCGCGCCACCGTTGCGGCGTTGCACCCAATGGTAAGCCTCGGCAATGCGAAGCCAGCGGACGGCCTGAATGAGATAACGAGTGGATTGAGATGGCATCATGGCTTTTTGCGGTTGAGGGATTTTTCGAGGACGCGCTCAATGAAGTCTTGCAACTTGTAACCTTGCTGGCAGGCGTGGATTTTGAGGCGGCGGTGAAGATCGGTGGGGATCTTGAGCGAGGCGGTTGGGATTGACGGGAGGAGTTGTTTATTGAGCAGCTGAACGCCGTCAAGCTTTAGCCGCCGAATCCAAAAAGCTTCGCGTTCGTCGGCTTGATCTTCCGTCACCCATTCGATAAACTCCATCACCGGAGCCTTGCCTGCCGACTTCAACTCATGCACCCAGCCCAAATGACCGGACATGTGCCCCTGCATTCTTGACTTGGGGTTTTTGGTTTGCCCAACGTAGCGCAACTCATTTGTCGCGGGGTCAAGTAGCTTGTAGATTGCAATCACGCCTTTTGCCCTTTCCGGTTGAGTTCTTTCTCCACCAACTCACTCACAAAAGCGGTAAGCGTTTTTTGGCGCGTGACTGCTTCGCGCTTGGCGAGGTAGTGGAGTGCAGTTGGAAGAATGACTGGACGGCCATCGGGTTTCGATTTTGGTTTTGCTGTTGCTTTCACGGCGCAATCAAAACACATCGCTTATCATGCGTCAAATAAAAAGTTCAAAACTTTTATTTTTTCTTGCGCCGTGTCTCCGCTGTGCTTTCTTGGTGACCTATGAACGATTACGACAAATTCATCGAGACAAAAACCAAACGCGCTCAGTCGCACGGCTTTGAGCCTCTCCCAATCATCGCCCCGCTTTTTGAGTGGCAAGCTCACGTTTTGCGCTGGGCGGTGAGACAAGGCCGAGCGGCATTATTCGAGGACTGCGGATTGGGTAAAACCGCTCAACAGCTTGAGTGGGCCTCTCAGGTATGCCGCAAGACTGGCGGGAGTGTGTTGATTTTGACGCCGCTTTCAGTCGCTCACCAGACAGCGCAAGAGGCGGTCAAGTTCGGATTGGAGGCAAAGGTTGTGGAGTCTGGCGACGACATCAAGGGTGCGGGTATTTGGATAACGAATTACGAGAAGCTGGAAAAGTTCGATTGTTCGATTTTCGCCGGTGTCGTGCTGGATGAATCCAGCATCCTGAAAAACTTCACAGGCAAGATGCGCCGGTTGCTGACTTCAACGTTTGCCGAGACTCCATATCGCCTTTGTTGCACCGCCACACCATCCCCGAACGATTACACTGAGTTTGGTCAACATGCCGACTTTCTTGGAGTATGCACTCCGGCGCAAATGCTCGCCACGTTCTTTCTCAACGATACTTTCAACACTGGCGATTGGAGACTTAAGGGTCATGCTGAAACTGAGTTCTGGCGATGGGTCGCAAGCTGGGCAGCGTGTGTTTCCAAGCCTTCCGACATCGGCTATTCTGACGCAGGCTACGACCTGCCTCCGCTCAATCTCCAGACAATCACGGTCATGGTTGACCAATCGCAAGGCGCGGTGGAGGGCGAGCTATTTCGCGCCCCTACATTGAGCGCAACGACGATGCACAAAGAGATGCGACTCACATCACCGGCTCGCGTGCAAAAGGTAGCCGAAATGGTCAACGCATCTAACGAGTCGTGGATTGTTTGGTGCAATACCAACGATGAAAGCGAGCAGCTTGCAAAAGCCATTCCCGATGCCGTCGAGATTCGCGGCTCCGATTCATCCAAGAAAAAGGAGCAAGCGGCGGATGACTTTGTGGATGGCAAGTTGCGCGTGCTGATTTCCAAGAGCGGCATTTTTGGCTACGGCATGAACTGGCAGCATTGCTGCAACGTGGCATTCGTCGGCCTCTCCTACTCATTTGAGGATTTCTATCAGGCACTTCGGCGGTCATACCGATTCGGGCAAAAGCGCGAAGTCAACGCTTACATCGTCCAAGCATCCACTGAGGATGCTATCATCAAAACTGTCAGGCGCAAAATCGAACAGCATCAAAATATGCAGGAGCGGATGAAAGTTGCATCCGCCGCAT